TTACAACGGTGCAGACATTGCCTTCCCAAAATGAGCAAGCATTGACCGCATAACCAAAACCTCTACTTCCTCTTTTTCTACTTTCTGCTTCGCAGACAGTTTGGACATCGTCCACTGCTTTCCAAATCACAGTCATAGATTCTACTGTGTTTTTTGATGTATCAAAGTTCTTATAGGCATCGTCGTTAAACGAGTAAGATGCAGAACTGTATGAAATTAAAAGGGTAACAAGTAATTTTTTCATGTTTTAATTATATGGCTAAATTAACCAAAAGTCAAATCTTTTGGCTATTGACTTTAATCACTAAGTAAAATATAATAGTTCTTATTAAGGAGATAACATGGCTAGAATGTATGGTGCTGAAGAAAAGGCAAAACTAGAAAGATTGATCAATGAAGGCTCAACAGTACTTCGAGAAATTGAAGATCTACAAGAAGGCTTAAAAGAAACAGTTAAGGCTGTAGCAGAAGAACTAGATGTTAAACCTTCAATTATTAATAAAGCAATTAAGATCGCACACAAGGATAATTGGAAATCTCATGAAGAAGAATGGGATGAGATTGAAATGATCTTGGGCGTCACTAAGAGGTTACCCGAAGGCGATTAATGGATCAAATTAGTAATACTATAATAGGAATTTATAATTGGGCGAGAGAAGATTTTAAGGAATGGCCTTTAAGATTCTTCCTCGAAATTACCGCATGGTTTATGAGCATCATGTGTGCGGTATGGATGGGTATTACATTACCTAATCCTCCATTTTTAATTCTATATCCATTATTCATTACTCAATGTGCTATCTTTGCCTGGGCGGCATGGACAAGGAAAAGTACAGGCATGGTAGCAAACTACTTACTACTAGTCACTATTGATGTAATAGCCTTGGGTAGATTGATATATAATACATATAGTTAAGGTTAATCCAGCCATAAATGGATCGTTAGGTATTTGCAGGCCAAAAACTGCAAGGGAGATAAAATTTGTACGTAGACGCTTTTTTTCAGCGTGATGCTGATATCATCAAAGTAGTTGAACGTAACGCAGAAGGGAAACGAGTCTTCAAAGACTTTCCAGTGCGCTACACATTCTACTATCCAGATCCTCGAGGTAAGTACACCAGCATTTATGGTGATCCACTTACAAGAGTAGTCTGTAAGAATAGCAAAGATTTCCGCAAGGAAATGGCTATTAACTCAAACAAAAAATTATACGAAGCAGACATCAATCCAATATTTGTTTGCCTTAGTGAAAACTATCTTAATCAAGATGCTCCAAAGCTCAATGTAGCTTTTTGGGATATTGAGGTGGACTTTGATCCTGAGCGAGGCTATGCTTCACCAGACGATGCATTCATGCCAATCACTGCGATCGCTGTCCACTTACAGTGGTTAGACACACTTGTATGTCTTGCTATTCCGCCCAAGGGCATGACAGTCAAGGAAGCTGAAGAATTAGTTAAAGATTTTCCTAATACACACATCTTTGACAATGAAGCAGAGATGCTAGACACATTTTTGAATCTAATTCAAGATGCTGACATCCTGAGCGGTTGGAACAGTGAAGGCTTTGATATGCCGTATACTGTTAATCGAATCACTAAAGTCCTTAGCAAAGACGACACACGCAGGCTGTGCCTATGGGATCAATATCCTAAAAAGCGTGAATACGAAAAGTTCGGTAAGACTGCTACAACTTATGATCTAGTTGGTCGTGTACACTTAGATAGTCTCGAACTTTATAGAAAATATACCTATGAAGAACGCCACACTTATCGACTAGATGCTATCGGTGAGATGGAAGTTGGTGAATCTAAGACTGTATATGAAGGTACACTTGATCAATTATACAACAATGACTTCCGTAAATTCGTTGAATATAATAGACAAGACTGTGCCCTGCTCAACAAACTAGATCAAAAACTTAAATTCCTAGATCTAGCAAATAAACTAGCCCACGACTGTACTGTGTTGTTACAGACTACTATGGGTGCTGTGGCTGTTACCGAACAGGCTATTATTAATGAATGTCATCGTAGAGGATTTCAAGTTCCTAATCGTCCTAAGATGGATGAAAATGCTGACAACCAAGCGGCAGGTGCTTATGTAGCATATCCTAAAGAAGGCATTCAAGATTGGGTTGGCTCACTAGATATTAACTCACTGTATCCGTCAGCGATTCGTGCGTTAAACATGGGTCCAGAAACTATCGTAGGTCAGCTGAGACAAACTTCAACCAAAGCAGGTATTGAAGATGCTATGGCTAAGGGCAAATCGTTTGCGGCTAGTTGGGAAGGTAAATTTGGCAGTGACGAATACGAAGCTGTTATGGCCAAAGAAATCGGCACAGAAATTACCATTGACTGGGAAGACGGCAGTGTTGATATGTTATCAGCCGCAGAAGTTTATAAACTTATCTTTGATAGCAATCAGCCTCTAATGATTTCAGCTAACGGTACTATCTTTACCTATGAAAAAGAAGGTATTATTCCTGGATTGCTAAAGCGTTGGTATGCTGAACGTAAAGAGATGCAGGCTAAACTTAAAGAATGTATTGCCGCAGGAAATAAAATTGAAGAAGAATACTGGGATAAACGTCAATTGGTTAAAAAGATTAACCTTAACTCGCTTTATGGTGCTATTCTTAATCCAGGTTGTCGTTTCTTTGATAAACGTATCGGTCAATCCACTACACTAACAGGTAGACAGATCGCTAAACACATGGCCGCTAAGGTTAATGAAATTATCACAGGTGAGTATAATCACATAGGTAAGTCAATCATCTACGGCGACACTGACTCATGTTACTTCTCAGCTTACAAGACGTTAAAGAAAGAAATCGATGCGGGACAGATTCCTTGGTCAAAAGAAACTGTGATACAGTTATACGATCAAATCGGTGAGGAAGTGAACGCTACTTTCCCTCAATTCATGTTAGATGCTTTCCACTGTCCGAAGACTCGCGGAGAAGTTATCAAAGCAGGACGCGAAATCGTTGGATCAAAGTCGTTGTTCATTACTAAGAAACGCTATGCAGTCCTTTACTACGATAAAGAAGGCAAGCGTACAGACGTTGAAGGTAAACCTGGTAAAATCAAAGCCATGGGACTTGACCTTAAGAGATCGGATACTCCAGAATTCATTCAAAACTTTTTAAGTGATGTTCTAGAACGTGTACTAACCGGTTCTACAGAAGATGAAGTATTAGATTTCATCAGCGCATTTAGGACAGAATTTAAATCTAGGCCTGGTTGGGAGAAAGGTTCTCCCAAACGTGCTAACAATATTACCGAGTATCAACGTAAAGAAGAAAAACAAGGTAAGGCTAATATGCCAGGGCATGTTAGAGCTAGCATCAATTGGAATACTCTTAAACGAATGTTTGATGACAAGTATTCGATGAATATCACTGATGGTGCTAAGGTAATCGTTTGTAAGCTCAAAGACAATCCATTGGGATTTACCTCAGTGGCTTATCCGGTTGACGAACTTCGATTGCCAAAGTGGTTTAAAGATTTACCTTTTGATCACGCAGAAATGGAATCTACTATCATTGATAACAAACTAGAAAACCTAATTGGCGTTCTTAATTGGGATATTAGATCAACAGAGCAGTCAAATACATTTAATAAATTGTTTGACTTTTAACAAAAACCTAAATATAATCAGGATATACGGAGAAAAACATGAAAGACATTTTACAAGACCTAGTTGCACACACTCACAGCCTCGGGTTCCTTCCTTTAATCAGAGTTATCGGTGAGGAAGATTCTACTTCTATCGAATCAATGGCTGAAGATCGTTCAGTAATTCTTAGTGCAAAGACACACAAGCCTGTAACAGAGTTTGAAGGTACATTCGGTATGCCAAACTTAGACAAGCTAGCACTTCACTTGAAGAATCCGGAGTATAAGGAAAACGCTAAGATCGAAGTAGTTAGCGCAGAAAGAAACGGCAAAGAAATTCCAGTCAGTCTGCACTTTGAAAACGCCACTGGTGATTTCCAAAACGATTATCGCTTTATGAACACTGAGATCATTAACGAGAAACTAAAATCAGTTAAGTTCAAAGGTGCTAGTTGGGATATCGAATTCCAACCAAGTGTAGCCAGCATTGGTCGTTTGAAGCTACAGGCTTCGGCACATACAGAAGAAAACGTGTTCCAAGTTCGCACTGAAGATGGTAATCTAGTATTCTTCTTCGGTGATGCATCAACACACGCAGGTAGCTTTACTTTCCAAGCAGGTGTTGATAAAAAGTTAAAACAATCTTGGGCATGGCCTGTTCAAGCTGTGATGAGCATTCTTGCCCTAGACGGCGATAAAACTATGAAGATTGCAGATGCGGGTGCTATGCAGATTACTGTAGACAGCGGGTTAGCAGAGTATAACTACATCCTACCAGCACAGAGCAAATAATATGACAGCATCTATAGAAAAAGATTCTGCAGATCTTGACTTAGAAGCCTTTGTGGATTTATTTGACACTGCTATGATGTCAGATAATCCTGCGGTGAAAAAGGCTTTTAAAAATTTATTAATGATAGCGGCCATCGTACACGAAGGGCAAAATCTACAACAAGGGCCGTTGCGTAAGCTAGTGGAAGATATTAAAAATCTAAATCGCAGGGTATCTGATCTAGAAGGACAGAAAATTTATCCAGGCGGAGGTTATGGACCGACTCCTATACCAATGCCGTCGATGCCGGCAACTCCGTGGCCTAGTGGTCCAACGTGGATTTCACCGACTACTGGAACTCCTCCATGGCCACCTGGTACTATAACATGTTCTGTATCAACTACTGGTACAGACTTATTGAATAAATTAGAGGCTAAATGAATACTAATTTAACAGCGAGCCAAAAAGATTATGCCGTTTTTCTTCCGGCTACATCCGGCTTCTATGCCACATTCATAGGCAAACAACGTTATGGAAATTATGTAGATCCTGCACGTATTCCAGCTAGTTTTAAAAACGGTGTAGAAAGCCTAAACTATTTAGAGCCCGATAAAGGTTTGTTCTACTATGATCACTGTTTATATTCGGCAGGTCACGCTAACTTAGACTTAAACAAACAAGACGACAGCGAGGACATGTTCCGTAATCGAAATCGTGCTACTAGTTGGGTACTAGGTGACTCGGGTGGTTTCCAGATCGGTAAGGGTGTGTGGGAAGCCGATTGGAAAGATCCCAACTGTCCTAAAGCACAAAAGAAACGCAGTCAAGTATTAACGTGGATGGATAGTCTTATGGACTATGGAATGTGCTTGGATATTCCAGCATGGGTTGCTCGCAGTCCTAATGGACAAAAAGCCACTGGTATTACCAGCTACGCAGAAGCAGTTCAAGGCACTTACATTAACAATGATTATTTTGTTAATAATCGAAATGGTAACTGTAAGTTCTTAAATGTTCTACAAGGTGAAAATCACACAGATGCTGAAGATTGGTATCAGCGCATGAAGAAGTATTGTGACACTACACAATACGGAGATCGAGCATTTAATGGATGGGCTATGGGTGGTCAAAATATGTGTGACATCCATCTTGTGTTAAAAAGATTAGTTTCTCTGAGATTTGACGGCTTGTTAGAAACAGGTCAGCATGATTGGATGCACTTCTTAGGTACTAGTAAACTTGAATGGGCGGTGTTGTTAACAGATATCCAACGTGCTGTTCGAAAATATCATAATCCCAATTTTACAATTAGTTTTGACTGTGCCAGTCCGTTCTTAGCTACTGCTAACGGACAGATCTATATCCAGACAGAAACGGAAGATCGTACTAAATGGGTTTACCGAATGGTTCCTAGTGCTGATGATAAAAAATATGCCACAGATACTAGACTGTTCAAAGATGCTGTCATCCAAGACGGAATCTTTAAAAACTTTGAACCTAGTCCAGTTATCGACCAAGTTGAAATAAAAGATATTTGTATCTATAAACCAGGCGACCTAAATAAGATAGGTAAAGAAGGTAAAACTAGTTGGGATAGTTTTAGCTACGCAATCCAAATGGGTCATAATGTTTGGCATCACGTAAATGCTGTTCAAGAAGCTAATCGTCAATATGATCTAGGCAACTGTCCTAATATGTTAGTTCAAGAACGATTCGATAGATTATTCTTTAAAGATATTGTCGAAGCTATCTTTGCAACTTCGGATAGAGCTACCGCAGATGCAGTAGTTGAAGAATACAGTCGTTTTTGGTTATCAATTATTGGTACTAGAGGTGCTACTGGTAAGAAGACTATCAATGCAAGTACTAACTTTGCCAAATTCTTTGACGAAGAAGAGCCAGAGGTAGTACAATTAGAACACGGTGAAGAATTTACCGAAGAAGAAGAATCCAAACTTGATCAACTCGAAGACGAAGTAAAGCATGACGTTACCTGATGAAAGATATCGAGCTGTAATGTGGGCTAGTCAGTTCTTACAAGAACTAGCTCATGATAGAAAAAAGTATCCTAGGGTACCAAAAGCTGTTAGACAAGAAGCACATAGTATCTTGCGTCATTATCCCGGCACGTGGGATATGGAAAGAGCTTCTACTAACTGTCCTGAAGTATTTCAAACTCGGATGGAACCTGTAACCCGTTTGTTCAAACAATACGAGCAGAATAAAAATGAATCGTAATTACGCCGACGGCACTATGAACAATGTCAACTTCTTTGTTGGCACAGAGATTGAACACACTCCTGCATACGGAAAAACTACACTCTTTGTAGTGGATGTTAGACCTATTGAAGACATTGAACATTTTTACACACATAAAAAATGCGAGCATATCTTCTTTGGTGCTAATCACAGTTTCAATCCCCAATCTTACGAAGAACACAAACAATGGGAAGAAATGATCTTTCATTTCCTTCGTAACGACTATCTCTGTAGTTTAGATATTCCATTTAATCAAATCGAAGAATTTCACGATAGTGGTTACTGCGAGTATGATAATTTTATTCCTCAGATTCGCATTCCAATCCCATACATTAAATTGTGGAATTACAACACAATGCTAAAAATCGATGACAAAGATTTTAAAGCGACTAATCCAGGAGTATGGAGCCATAGCCTACACAAGCTAATGGATCGAGATTGTTTTACTTCATGGGACAAATACAATAACGATAAGGTGATTAAATGACCGAAGAGCAAGCAGAAAAAATGCTAGAGCTGTTCAAAAATATTGACAATAAGCTAGCAGACATCTACAATATAATGAAATTAGTATTAGAAGATTCAAATGACAACAATTAAACAAGATATTCGCCCTAACAAGATGATTTGGGTTACCTTTCGCAAAGAAGGTATCCATAAGTATCCTGCGGCATTAACAGATCCTGCACTGGCCACAGGTGATGAATATGATGTTAGCTTCCTCGGCTATCCGCATCGTCATATCTTCCACTTCCGTGTTTGGATCAGTGTTACACATAATGACAGAGATATTGAGTTTATTCAGTTCAAGCGTTGGCTCGAAAAACTTTACAACGAGAGTACATTGACGCTAGACTACAAGAGTTGCGAAATGATGTCGGACGAACTGTACGACACTATTTCGGCAAAGTATCCAGGTCGTGAGATTTGGATTGAGGTCTCCGAAGACGGAGAAAATGGTTCGTTCATCAAATACTAAAAGGAAACTTAAGATGAAACAACAAGTTGAGAAAATTTTCGACGATCTCGACAATTACCTTGATTTCTGCAGATTTGAACTGCGTGATTTCAATCCCGCCCACTTGTACGATAAGGGTAACGAAAATTATCGTGCTTTCGTAAACAGCCAGCGTCCACCACGCCAATGGCAAGATCGAGGTGAACGCAGACCTTACCAAGGTAAGAATCCACGCTATGGCCAGAATTTTTCTCGTTGATCTAGAGGCTGTAGAAACAAGGTACACGGCACAGTGGAAACACCACGTGC